AGGCATAAGATAATCGATGTCCAGAATAAGAGCTGACCAACTTGTAAACAGAGTAGGATCTGGTGGACCTAAGTTTCCTAATGGTGTTGCCGATGGATTCTCTGTTTCTGGTATTGTAACTGCTACTAGTTTTTCTGGTAACCTAACTGGTAACCTAACTGGTACCGTTACTGGTAATGCTGACACTGCTACAACAGCAACCACTGCTACAACAGCAACCACTGCAACTAACGCACAAGGACTTACTGGCACCCCAAATATTGCAGTTGGAACTGTTGGTTGTGGAAACGTAACTTCTACTGGTGATGTTACTGGAGTTAATGCTACTTTCAGTGGTAACTTAACAGTAAACGGTACAACCACAACTATCGATACTGCTGTTACTGCGGTTGATAGTTTATCGGTTGATGGTGCTATTGCGTTTGCTAACGGTAAAGCAAATGGTTTATCGAATGCTGACGGTGTAGACCTGCGACTCCGTAGTGATACTACAAACGATCAAGTCTTTGCCATCTATAAAAATGGTGCTGGCAGTGGTAACCGTACTGCGTTTATCAATTCAGACGGCAGCGCCACGTTTGCGGGCATCGCAGTAACGATTACATCCGCTGGTGAGATTACAGGCAGTAATGCAATAATTATCGACCGTGCAGACGCTGGAAGCTATATCCTGGAAGGTAAGAATAACGGAACGCAGACCTCACTTATTACTAAAACAGGCGGCGCCACATTTGCGGGCACAATCAGTGACTCAATCGGTCCACTGAGAAGACTTGGTATCAACGCTCATAATGCTTCTACTTACACATTAGTTGCTGGTGATGCTGGGAAACTTGTAAGAGAATCAACAAATGGTGCTACTATTACTATTCCACAAAATATATTCAGTACTGGGGATATAATTTCAATCTTCAATATTTCCAGTGGTGATAATACTATCGCGCAAGGCACGGGCATTACTTTATACAATACTGGTGATGGAACAACTGGTAATAGAACATTAGCAGCAAAGGGTGTATGCACGATTGTTTGTACTTCATCCAATGAGTTTATTATTTCTGGTTCTGGATTAAGCTAAGGAGGTAATTAGGTATGATGCATCAAATGATGGTTGGTTATGGTGCTGGTTCCAATTATATGGATGCTTCTGGTGGCACCACAAGAGAGTATAATCACCCTGATGGAAATAGATATAGATCTCATGAATTCCAATCTGATGGTAACTTTACCGTAAATACTCTTGGTGACGGGCAGGTTGATTTTTTATGTATTGGTGGAGGCGGTGCTGGCGGTAGTCATCCAGGCGGAGCCGGTCACTATCATGGTGGTGGAGGAGGCGCAGGAGGCGCTGTCTATAGAACAGGACACGTACTTTCTTCCGAAGCAACTTATCCTGTAGATATTGGTGGTGGCGGCGGTGGTGGTAATGGTAGTGGTCCTCCTGGATCACCTAGTAGTGTATTTGGTGCGACTGGATTAGGTGGTGGAGGTGGTGCAACATATGGTAATGGTGGATCTAGTGGTGGTTGTGGCGGCGGTTGTGGTCGCGATGCAAGTGGAAATGGTTCTGCCACTCAACCTGGACAACCAGGAACTGGAAATTATGGAAATCCTGGCGGATGTAGTGATAGTGGCAGCGGCGGTGGTCTTGGTGGTGCCGGTGGTGGTGGTAATGGTGGTGTTGGTAGGCAATGGGATATAAAAACTGGTAGTAATCAGTATTACGGTGGTGGAGGTGGATCCGCACCTACTGGTGGATGTACTTACCCTGGTGGTTCTGGTGGTGGCGGAACAGGGCGTGCAGTATATAATTGTGGTGGATCTGGTAGTCCTGGAGTTAATGGATATGGTGGAGGTGGAGGTGCTTCTGGAAACGGTGGACCTGGTGGTTCTGGCGGATCTGGTGTCGTAATTGTTAGATACATTATTTCTCCTGCTTAAAATATGCTATAATAATTGAGTGTAACTAATTTGATATGAATTTTTTAGTATATTCAAAGGCAGGTTGCCCTTTCTGCACTAAAATAATGACAGTCCTAGAGATGACTGGTAAGAGATTTGTTGAGTATAAACTTGACAGAGACTTTACGCGAGAAGAATTCTATGGTAAATTTGGAAATGGTTCAACCTTTCCACAAGTTCTTTGTGATGATCAAAAGTTGGGAGGATGTAGTGACACCATTCAGTTTCTCAGAGAAGAAAAAGTTATCTAATCGAGACATAAATAAAACTACCATCCGTGAGGTGAATCGCGGAGTTGAACTTATTCTTAACGGGGGGAAGAAGCAGAAAAAACCATTTCATATTATATTTGATCAGATGGTTTCCTTCTTCAATAGGGAAGTAACTATCTACTTTGAGTTTTCCTTAAAGGCAAGGAAGAAAAATTAGTTCCCAGAGGTAAGAACAATGTTAGCAGTAAGTTTAGTCTTAGGTTCATTCTTAACCATCTTGTTTCTTTTAGTGGGATTAATTGGAGGTTGGACTGCTAGAGAATATATGATGAACTATCGGGAAGTACCTAGACCTCACCCCGAAATGTTTGATAATCAAGGAAACTTGATTCCTGATGAGGTAATTGCATTTAACTTTGAAAACTATCATGACTACGACGAAGAAAGCGACGACGCCGAGAACTAAGAATCCCACGACTCGCAAGAAAGAGACATCAGCACCAGCGATCCCCGATCTTCCCAATAACCCTTTCATTTACGAGGTCTTGGATATTATTTCCAAGCAGCGTTCTAAGGCAAAGAAGATCGAGGCTCTTAAAAAATATGAAGCACCTGTTCTTAAAACAATTTTCATCTGGAACTTTGATGAAAGTGTAGTTTCTATGCTTCCAGAAGGAGATGTTCCTTACGCAGCAATCGATGGTGAGAGTGGATTCAAAGGAACTCTTTCTGAAAAAATTGCTGACGCTGTAAGTAAGATGGAAGAACTTGATACTCGTTCTCTTGGTGCCAATGATCAAGGAAAAACTACTATTCGTGCTGAGTTCCGTAAGTTTTATAATTTTATCAGAGGTGGTAACGATTCTCTGAGTATGCTTCGTAGAGAGACAATGTTTATTAACATTCTTTCTGGTCTACATCCTCTTGAAGCAGAAATTATGTGCTTGTGTAAGGATAAAAAACTTGATACCAAGTATAAGATCACTCAAGATGTTGTAGCAGAAGCATATCCTGATGTTCAATGGGGAGGTCGTTCGTGAATCTTATGAAAATTCTTTTTGAAAACTGCGATCGAGATAAAGCACAAGACCGTACCTTACCTACCAATGCATTTCTTATAGAATATAAGGTTGATGAGGGTGCTGAGAGTTCTTATGATATTGCTACAGGAGCAAAGCAATCAGAAATCTTCGATTACTACTATGATAAGTACAAGAAAGGTTTTGTGACTATGAATCAGGCTGAGGGTAGGATTAATCCTAAACTTTATGGAAATAAACCACCCGAAACCAAAAGGCGGAAGTGAATCCCAGAATTGTCGGTAAATTTTCCCGGCAATTTTTTTGACTATGGAGATTTTAAATAAAATGTTTGTGTTGATACTGAGACACTTGACTAAATAATGCATAAGGTCTATAATAAGACCTGACGTTCATCCCACTCTTGAGTGGGACGCAAGTAAGTCGCGGAACGGAGCCGTTCATCCCATGATTGAATTACTTTTATATTCATCACTCAGTTGTTCTGATGCCGATGCTATTATGTTTCGGATGAGGAATAATAAAAATCTTGACAACCAAGTTAAGATTGAACTAATAGAAGCCGTAAAGGAATCTACACCTGATTGCTATCCATGGGACGCAAACGACTAAAGGAACGGACCTAAAAATCCAACTACTTTAGGAGTAACTACAATGAACACCCTTCAAATGGTAAAACAGCAGATCAACAAAGCATCTGCACTTCACAACGCACAGATTACCCACACCTCATATCGTGGTGTTGAGTATGATACTCGTTGTGTAGAAAGTAAAGAGTCGCACGGTACATTCTGCTATCGTGGTCGTACTTATACTAAGTGATTCATTAACTTACATTACAGAGAGGGTTATAAACCCTCTCTTTTTTTGTCTTTAAGTAACGAATTAACAAATGTTAGTGAATTAACACAAAGTAGTCTACATAGTATAGAATTAAGGCTAGCCTATGAAGTAATTCCTTCTTATGGTATTAAAATCTATGGAGGTGAGAATGCATAATCGCATTTCCCGTAATCAATTGGCAGAATGGGTGCATATTGAAAATGCACTTTCTAAGTCTAACGAAGAACTAGATTTAGTAAATGACTACTTTGACTGTTTAATCGAATGTGAAGAAGATCAAGGAACATGTAAAAGAATTTGCAAAATTCTACTAGCAAATTAATTTAAACTCGGGGGGTACACCCCCCTTTTTTTGTGCTATAATACTTGCAGTGTACACACTATTATGGACAAAGAACGATTGAAACTCATCGTCCGTAACTTGGAACTCTTGGTTGATGGGTTAAAAGCAGAGGTATATTCAGATCCGAGTGCTTACATAGATAAGCGAGAGAATTTTGACGATCCTCTACATCATTACAGCGATTACGACGAGGTTTTTAACGATGACGATGGGTATCCCGACTGATAGGGCAAGAAAGTATATGAAACTGCTTCGCAGACTAGTGAAGCAAGAGCATCTTTATACAGAAGAAAAACTGATTGAGATGAAGAAACAACTGCGAGATCTTGAGGAAGAATTGGCAGTATTGGAGAAAAAAGTATCAAAAGGATTTAAATGAGTGTAAAACTGATTAGTGTAACTCCCGATGCGGAGAAAATGATGGCATACGTTGCTCGTGTGTCAAACCCTAACAATCAAGAGAATCCAAATTATGCAAAATTGCTAGGATACTGCATCAAGCACAACCACTGGTCAGTGTTTGAGCAGGCATTTATGACTCTTGAATTAGAAACTACTAGAGGTGTGGCAGCTCAAGTGCTCCGCCATAGATCTTTCACATATCAAGAATTTTCTCAACGGTATGCTGATAGTTCTATGCTTGCGGATACAATTCCTCTTCCAGAACTTCGGAGACAAGACACTAAGAATCGTCAGAATTCTATTGATGATATTGATGCGTTTACTCATCAAGAATTCCAAATCAAAATGCAAAAACATTTTGAAGAAGGAATGAAACTATACAAAGAGATGCTTGATGCATCGATTGCAAAAGAGTGTGCTCGTTTTGTGCTCCCACTCGCCACACCCACAAAAATCTATATGTCCGGTTCTTGCCGTTCATGGATCCATTACATAAATCTGAGGACTGCTAACGGTACTCAGAAAGAGCATATGGATCTTGCAGAAGGTTGTAAAAAGATCTTTATTGAACAATTTCCCACCTGTGCAGAAGCACTTGAGTGGATCTAAATAAAACACCTTGGAGTTAATACTATGCCATCATATCCTGTAAAAAACAGCAAAACTGGGGAAGAAAAAGAGTTGAATATGACCATTGCAAATTATGAGCAATGGCGCAAGGACAATCCCGATTGGGATAAAGATTGGAGTAAAGGATGTGCCTCTGCACAAGAAGTAGGTGATTGGCAAAATAAACTAATCTCCAGAAATCCTGGATGGAATGATGTCCTTGGTAAAGCATCGAAAGCACCTGGTTCAAGAGTAAGAAGGATTTAGTATGGCGAGAAGAAAGAGAGCATCTGCAGAACAACCCATTGGAGTTGGTCTTACAACCAAGCAGATGAAGCGGAAAAAACCGCTCAGTCAGGAATATTTGGTTGATATTGAACCTCTTACTGAGAATCAAAAGCGTTTATTTGATTCTTATCAAGAAGGAAAACACATTGTTGCTTACGGTGCAGCTGGCACAGGAAAGACGTTTATAACGCTCTTCAATGCACTTAAAGATGTGTTGAATGAAAATACCCCTTACGAGCGTATCTATCTTGTACGTTCTCTTGTAGCAACTAGAGAGATTGGTTTTCTACCAGGAGACCACGATGATAAATCAGCACTATATCAAATTCCATATAAGAATATGGTCAAATATATGTTTGATTTAGATCTACAGACTATTAATTCTACAGGTCAAACATCTCCATTCGAGATGCTTTATGGAAATTTGATGGCTCAAGAGACATTAAAGTTCTGGTCTACTTCATTCTTACGTGGAACTACACTTGATAATGCTATTATAATTGTTGATGAATTCCAAAACCTTAACTTTCACGAACTAGATTCTATTATCACTCGTGTTGGTGAAAATACTAGAATTTGTTTCTGTGGTGATGCACGTCAGTCTGACTTACAGAAAGATAAAGAGAAGAATGGTATTGTAGATTTTCTGGGCATCTTGCGTAAAATGGAGTCATTTGATATAATTGAGTTTGGAGTTGACGATATTGTTCGTTCTGGTCTCGTCAAAGAATATATTATTGCAAAAATGGAATCTGGTTTCTAATGTTTAATCATGTTGATGTGAATCTCCCTCAACTTAAGAGGGAGACTATTGATGGAGTAAGATATTACTCTGTTCCTGATGAAGAAGAACTCCTCCGACTAGTCTCCATTACATCTGTGACCAGTCATTTCAATAAGGAAATCTTTGTCAAATGGCGTAAAAGAGTTGGTAATGAGGAAGCAGATCGTATCACTAAACGTTCTACACGACGTGGTACAGATATGCATACATTGGTTGAATATTTCATAAAAAATGAACAACTACCAGATGTTCCTCCTATTTCTAAATTTCTTTTTAATATCTGTAAAGAAAAGTTAAATCTTATAAATAATATTTACGCCCTTGAAGGGTCTCTGTACAGCAAACAATTAGGCGTAGCAGGGACTGTAGATTGTATCGCTGAATACGACGGCGAGTTAGCTATAATCGACTTCAAAACATCTGCCAAACCCAAACCACGGGAATGGATCGATCATTATTTTGTACAGTGCATGGCATATGGTTGTATGCTGTATGA